CAAACCCTTTTGTTTTAATGTTTATATTAATATAAGAATTAATGGGATTAAATCAATAGCTAAATACATTTTTTTCTGCATATTTGCAGTTTTTTTTGTGGGTTCGTTCTCTACCTTATAGGGGTCTCGTGCTCCTCGTTTTGAGATTGGAAAAAATAAAAAAGGGGGCTACCCCTAAAAGTCCGTAGGTCAATACTATTTATATATATATATACTATTTTACTCATACAGACTTTATGGTATAGACATCGGATGGCTGACCTTAATACCTTTAAGAGGCTAACTAATTTTGATAATTTAAGTCCGAGTGAATTAGACACTTTACAAAAAAAGTTATTACTTCGTAAAAAAACATTTGACTTAAAAAAATTAGCTAAAGAAAATTATTTAAAATTTGTAAAACAAGTATGGCCAGACTTTGTAGAGGGACCCCACCACATACAAATCGCAGAAAAGTTTCAAGCCTTGGCGGAGGGGAAGATAAAACGATTAATCGTAAACATGCCACCCAGACATACAAAATCAGAATTTGCTTCTTTCCTATTTCCTGCGTGGATGATGGGCCGTAATCCAAAACTCAAGATTATACAAACAACACATACTGCTGAACTATCCTACCGCTTCGGTCGTAAGGTTCGTAACTTAATGGAGGAGCCTTCTTTCCAAGATATCTTTGATGACATTAAATTATCCCAAGATTCTAAAGCTGCAGGAAGATGGGAAACAAACAAGGGGGGAGAGTATTTCGCCGCAGGTGTTGGTGGAGCCATCACAGGTAGGGGTGCCGATTTATTAATTATTGATGATCCCCATTCCGAGCAAGATGCATTAAGTGAAACAGCAATGGAGAATGCTTATGAGTGGTATACATCAGGACCACGACAGCGTCTTCAACCAGGAGGCAAGATCGTTATTGTCATGACACGTTGGTCAACAAAAGATTTAACAGGACAATTGATGAAAGCCCAATCAGATGTGAAAGCTGATCAGTGGGACGTGATTGAGTTTCCTGCTATCTTGCCTACAGAAAAACCTGTCTGGCCACAGTACTGGAAACTAGAAGAGCTGGAGTCAGTGAAAGCTTCGTTGTCCGTGGCTAAATGGAATGCACAGTGGCAACAGAATCCAACAAGTGAAGAAGGGTCCATTATCAAACGAGAGTACTGGAAGATTTGGGATAAGCCTAAGCTGCCTAAATTACAACATATCATTCAATCGTATGACACGGCTTTTAGTAAAAAAGAAACCGCAGACTTCTCCGCTATTACAACATGGGGTGTCTTCCTTTATAATGAGATAACCCCTAATATAATTTTGCTAGATGTGGAGAAAGGTCGTTGGGACTTCCCGGAATTAAAAACAAAAGCGATTGAACAATATCAATACTGGGAACCGGAGACAATCATCATTGAGGCAAAAGCAAGTGGAACACCCCTGACCCAAGAACTACGGCGCTTTGGTATTCCTGTTGTTAATTTTACACCAAGTCGTGGAAATGATAAACATGTGAGAGTCAACTCCGTCTCCACATTATTTGAAGCAGGACAGGTATGGTGTACGGAAGATAAGTGGGCAGAAGAATTAGTTGAAGAATGCGCCGCTTTCCCTTATGGTGATAACGACGATTTAGTTGACAGCATGACACAAGCGCTAATGCGCTATCGTCAAGTTGGATTGGCCGTGCATCCAGAAGATTATGAGGATCCTCCGCATGTACCACCATCGACTTTATTGGAGTATTATTAATGAGTTACATATCAGGATTCACGGTCCAAGGACCTAAGAAGAAGAAAAAGAAAAAGGAGAAAGCTCCTCCTTCTTTTATGAATCCAAAAGCGTCATATTATAAATTCGTGCAACCCACAGGATTTAATGCTATGATGAAGAAAAAGAAGAAGAAACAAGTACAAGCGTAAGGATTACTATGGGCAACATGACAGCAAAGGAATGGAAAGAGTGGTTAGAAAATACTACTGATAAACAAATAAATGATAGTATATCAAGAATTGCTAAAAAGGAATTTGACCAAGAAAATCCTGAACTAAGTACTAGCAACGGAACAAAAAAAATTTCTGACAATGATAAGGCTTTATTAAAAGCGGAGAAACAAAGAAGAATACGATCTAAAAACAAAGCAAACCCCATGGGTAAAAAAGATGGTGGCTTTGCCAAGGGTTCAGCAGAAGGCTCTACTATTCAAATGAAACCAATGAGAATGAAATCAGGTGGCCTAGCGAAACGTGGCTATGGAAAGGCAAGGAGATAATGGCAGTAGAAAAACCAGCAGGATACGATCCAGCACCATCAGATCCGATGAGTGAAGCACCGATAGCCGAGGAGCAAGTAGAAGTAGCCGAGGAAATGATAGAAAATCCAGATGGTTCAGTAACCTTTGGAGAAGAAGCAATGGCCGAGGAGCAAGTTCCTTTTGCAGCCAACCTAGCAGAAATTTTAGAAGATGATATTTTAACAGAAATCTCCGAAGAGTTACGAGGAGACATTGAAGATGATAAAGCGTCAAGAGACGAGTGGTATTATTCATATACACACGGATTAGATTTATTAGGATTTAAACACCAAGAGAGATCACAGCCGTTCCAAGGAGCAAGCTCCGTGACCCATCCATTATTAGCCGAGAGTGTAACTTCTTTTCAATCACAAGCATATAAAGAATTACTACCAAGTGGAGGACCTGTAAAATGTAATGTTGTCGGTGAACAAAACGCTGAAACAGAAGCACAAGCACAGCGTGTACGAGAGTACATGAATTATTTAATCCTCGATGAAATGGAAGAGTACGATGCTGACATGGATCAGCTATTATTTTTCTTACCTTTATCAGGGTCTGCTTTTAAAAAGATTTATTACGATGCAGCTCTAGGAAGACCTGTATCAAAATTTGTTCCAAGTGAAGATTTAATTGTGCCGTATTTGTCAAGCGATTTAGCNTCGGCAGAACGAGTAACACACATTGTAAAAATGACACGCAATGAAATTAAAAAATCACAAGTNATGGGTTTTTACAAAGATGTAAAATTACAAGAAGCAACAATAAATGAAACACAAGTACAAGAAAAATATAATCAGTTAGAGGGCGTTAGTCCTATTAACTACGATGAAATGTATCAACTCTTTGAAGTACATTGCGATTTAGACATAGAAGGTTTCGAAGATCTCGACGAGCAAACAGGGGAACCTACAGGTATAAAGATACCTTATGTTGTTACTATTGACGAAGGAACAGGAAACATTCTATCCATCTACCGAAACTACAGAGAAGATGATTCTCTTCGGAAAAAAATACCATACTTCGTTCAATATAAATTTTTACCAGGGCTTGGTTTTTATGGTTTTGGTCTTATTCATATGTTGGGGGGTTTGTCCAGGACTGCTACGTCAGCACTCCGTCAACTCATTGATGCGGGAACATTATCTAATTTACCAGCAGGATTTAAAGCAAGGGGAATTAGAATTGCCGATGATGATTCTCCATTACAACCAGGAGAGTTCAGAGACATAGATGCACCGAGTGGAGATCTTCGACAAGGTCTTATGCCACTTCCGTATAAAGGTCCCGATCAAACTTTATTTGCCTTACTAGGTTTTGTTGTTGATGCAGGAAAAAGATTTGCAGCAGTAGCAGATCAAAAACTAGGAGAAGGTTCACAAGCGAATCCCGTTGGTACCACTATGGCTCTACTAGAGCAAGGGACTAAAGTGATGAGTGCGATTCATAAAAGATTGCACGGAGCACAGAAAAAAGAATTTAAAATTTTAGCAAGAATCATTACCGATTACCTACCACCTGAATATCCGTATGCCGTAGTGGGTGGAAATCAAATGATCAAGCAAACCGATTTCGATAATCGTGTTGATATTATTCCTGTATCGGATCCTAATATCTTTTCTATGTCACAGCGTATTACATTGGCGCAGACACAGTTACAATTAGCACAAGCAAACCCCCAAATTCACAACCAATATGAGGCCTATCGACGTATGTATCAGGCAATGGGGGTACAAAATATTGATGCAATTTTACCACCACCTCCGCAACCGCAACCAACAGATGCTGCTATGGAGAATTCAGTGATGTTATTACAAAAACCTGCAATGGCATTCCCACAACAAGATCATATTGCCCACATAGATACACATCGTGCCTTTATGTCGACATATTTGGTGAAGAATTCACCTCCTGTACTGTCTTTAATCCAAGCTCATATCTCTAATCACATTAGTGAGCAGGCAAAAGAAGAGGTTATGGTACAAAATCAAGCAGAAATACAACAATTAACGGAGCAATATGGGGGTCAAATACCACCAGAACTGCAACAACAGTTTGAAATAGAGACAGCGAAACAAGTTTCGGTAAAAATTAAGGAATTAACAGAGACTATGGTAGCAGAAGAGCAAGAATATCTAGAGGGTATGCAAAAAGATCCACTTGTTACACTTAAACAAGAAGAATTAGGGCTCCGTGCAGAGGAATTAGAACTTCGTGCACAAAAAGATGGCGAAAGATTGGCACTAGATGAACAACGAGCAGAGATCGATGCTATTCAAGAACAAGAAAAGATAGATAATGCTAATAGACATGCTACAATCAGAGAACAAATACAATTAAAAAAGATTGATCAACCATCAAAGTTAAGAAATAAATATTAATATGCGAATTATAACTCCAGCAGAACAAAAGTTACAAGATTACTTTGATAAGCTTTTGGTGTTAGTAGAAAAGACTTCCAAAACTGAGGAAGATAGTATACTTTTAGCTGGTGCTATGATGAGTGTTGCACGTATTCTTTATTTTGATAACTTATCGAAGGAAGAAGCATCATCTGTCATGGAACATAACACAATTGATTTTATTGAATTAATAAAACCAACAATACATTAGGATAAATTATGGCATTAAATAACCCAAAACCAAAATTTGTAAATGGATCCTTATATCCAAATGCAAAGATGACTGTTTCAAAAGATATGAACCCTTATGCGGGTCCTCATGTAAATAAACAAGAAATTGTGGATGTATATACGGCTAGTATGGAAGGACCGAAGGTTACACAAAACTTAGGTGCTGGACCAAAAGGTCAAAGAAGCAAAGCACAAATTAAAAAGGTTCCTTTTAAAGGTTTATTTTAATCACAAGTTAAGGTAGACTGTTTTTTTTAAAGGAGGTTTTATGAAACTTTTAAAAGATATATGGGCTCACTTGAAAGAGTGGTCAGACTGGGGCATGAAGGACTGGATTAAAGCTGGTATCGTGGCTGTAATTGTTATTGTAGTTCTTGGAAAAATTTCAGGGGCTGTATAAAAAATGTTGGGCTTCATTCTTGACCGTTTAAGTGGCTCAGGTGGTGCGTTAAAAACTATTTCTAAAGTGGTCGATGACTTGCATACCTCAGAAGAGGAAAAGCTAGACAAAAAAATATTGATGCAGCGTATTCAACAGAAACTCGCTGAAAAACAATTAGACGTAAATGCCAAAGAGGCGGGTCATCGATCAATA